TATGATACTTATCATAATATTTTAAAATATGTTTTATAACCCATTTATGTGCTTGATTATCAAAATATTCTTCACTTAACATATCATGAATATTTGTTAAAAATCCTTTATGTGTTAATAATGAAGAAAGAACCTTTATTTGAAAAGGTTTACCATATTGATTTAAATTTGTAAGGGTCATATAACTTATTTTTTAATAACTAAATTTGCAAAAACATCTTTTATCCAAAACTCTACATTTCTAATCAACCCTCCTAATTGATCTTCATTGTACATTGCTATAAATTCGTCTGGATGATAATGAAGTTCTTTAGATTCAACAACCTTGTCTAAGTAATTTTTATCATCTTTGCTTAACATTGGATTACTTAAATCCATTACTTTATAATTTTTTTCTAATTCTTCTTGACCATGAATTACTCTAGCATAAACAACATGATCTTTCATTTTTGATTCACATATATCTAAAATATCATCCCAAACTAAATTGCGTTCTATTAATTCTGGAAATTTTTTAAATAAACCTTTTTTACCTAATCCTTTTACTCCTTTAATTTTATCTGAATTGTCTCCTAATAATGTTTTATACAAAATAAAATTTTCAGGAGAAATATTAAACTTTTCAACTACAGTCTCTTTAGTATAATATTCTTTTTCAATAGGACGATATACAATAACTTTTTCACTAACTAATTGTATAAAATCTTTATCAGATGAAACAATAAAAGCTTTGTCTTTAGGACCTTGAGGAATTACTTCACTTAAATAAGCAATAATATCATCAGCTTCTACTTTATCAATAGTAATTGTTTTAACAGGTAATGCTTTTAAATATTGAATAATTCTAACCATTTGATCTACTTTAGCATCATGTTCATCATCTAAATCATCAAATGCTTCCCAATTAGTAATACGTTGTAAATCTCTACCTGATTTATATTCTGGTATTAAATTTTTTCTATTATTAGCTGATCCCGCCCCATCAAATACTACATAGACTTGAGTTGGATTAATTTGTCTTATTAAAGCTCCTAATGAACGAAAAAATCCTCCTAAACCCCCAATATGAACCCCATTAGGATTTACCATATTAAGCATAGCAAAGTTTCTAAAAAATAAATTTAAACCATCTATTAATAGAACTCTTTCACCTGTTTGTATAGTTTTTCCCTCTTCTGTAATATTGTCCAGAAGTTTAAATAATTCTTTTTGTTTCATATAACCTAGTTTTGTACTGAATATACGAAAGAAAAATGGGGAAGCAAAGTTTATTGTGGTTCTTCTTCAAAAGAAGTTATGTCAGAATATGATTGATCTTCCTCAACTACTCTAAAATCTCCACCACCTAAAATAGCAGCCCAATCATCTTTTCTTGCTTCTTTATATTCTTTTAATTCTCTATCATTATCATTAATAAAACCATGAGGAGTCATAACAATTTTACCTCTAGTAGTAACTCCATTAATATGATTTTTATCAATTTGAATATTTACACGTTTAGCAAATTCTACTTGTTTACCATCTTTAATTGCTTTAATTTTAGATGTTCCAGCAGACATTATATTACCAAAAGTAACAACAAATGTTGAATCAAACCACATTGCATAACCTCCTTTATTCATTAATTTAGGTTGTCCCATTGGAGATTCAGGTTTTAAAGTCCATACTTTATTAATACACACAAGAGTATTAGTATATGGAGATGATTCCTTACGTGACAATGTTATACGTTGATTAACATTATTTCCAAATTGGGTAGACATAGCTCCTGCATTCCACTCATTATTATTCTTATTTGATTTAATTGACATTTCACAAGGTACTGATCCTATAGAATCCCATAAAAATAATAAATCATATGGTAAATTACCTTTTTTCTGTTCATCAATTAAATCTAAAATAAATGCTGCTACATCTTCAATAGAATTAATAGTTTCTCTATCTACATAAATAAAATTACCCTCATAATTTTCAACTTCACCAGTATCTTTATTAATAACCTCTTTAACATCAAGCCCCATCATTTTAGCATGATCCCAAGACCATTTCATCTCAGTAATAATAAACACAGGCATAATGTTTCTTTTTTGAGCTGCAACTGCAGCTTCTAAAAGTCCTGTTGTTTTACCTGTATCTGAATGTCCTCTAAGGAGAACAATATGACCCATAGGGATTCCAGGAATTGATGTTACATCCTGAAATGCCTTAGATAATGGGATCCATTCTTGGTCTTTAAATTTTATATTAGATTTTAATCCTTTTTTTTCTTTAAAAGCATCTAAACTAAAATTTGCTTTAATTTCTTTAGAGGCTGCTGCCGTTAGTGATTTTCTTTTTCTTGCCATACTTTACTTAATTAAAATGGTAAATCATCACTACCACCAACATTAGATGATTCTTTATTATCAAATAAATCATCAAATTGTTCTGATTTTGATTTTTTAGCATTTGTATCAAGTGAGTAATTACCACCTTTAGAGTCTCCATCAAATGCTACAGCAGGTTCTTTAATAATATCACCTTCATTTTCTTCAGTTTCAGGAGATAAAAATTCTTGTAATCCAGCTTTAACTTCATCAAAAGTATAACGCTTAAAAATTTTCATTGGATCAGGTTGATCTTCTAAAAATTTATTAACTTCATCTTTATCTTTTGATATTGGAGATGTTTTTAATGATGGTCCAATTGAAGTTTTATTATAAGGTGTTCCTGTAACTTCAGGTCCTACAGTAGTTAATTTAATATCTCTACCTTGAGCAATATCAGTGTAATCACCAATTTCTTCATCAGCAGCCATATTTAAAAATTCTTGATAAACTTCTTTACCAAATTGCCATAGTCTAACACCTTCTGATTCTTCACCTCTTACTACAACAGGTGCAAAAATTCTAGTTTTAGCGTCTAATTTTTTAGCTAAACGCCAATTTTCTTTATCATTAGTAGAACGAAGTTGTTTTGTAAATTCTACAATTGGATCTTTTTCATTCCAATTTTTAGGAGAAGCCATTACTCTTTGACCAATACCATAATAAAACATCATTTCTGTAAACGGAAAATCTTTATTATACTTGTTTGGTACTACTCTAACCACTTGCTTTCCAACAGATGGTTTCCAGAATAAATTTTTACCACTTCCTTTTTTGTAATTTGATTGCTTGTTAAGTGAATCTAACTTCTGTTTAATTGCATTTAAGTCCATGTTTTATAACTTTTTTTTAATAACTATTAATAATATAAATAACTTTTATAAGATAACCAACCTAAAGTTCAATAATCTTATAAATCTTTGTTTTTAATTGTTTTAATTCATCATGTTGTGTTAACAATATTGAATTTTTATAATGCTCCCAAGTTATAGGGAACTTTGTATCAACTACACCTCCATTTAATTTTTTAATTAATTCATTTAAAGCATTAATTGTATAAAGTGTATTTGTTTCTTTTTTTCTATGTACTAAAATTGTATTTTCTGGTAATTTATTGACATTTCCTTGATCTATATTATAAGTGCATACATATTCATCATTACTTTTAACATGCAAGACAAATAGCTTATTATACATTATATCATAAGTAGAAGTAATAGAATTAATTATATTATTTAATTCTTCTAATGTAGTAAATGTGCAGAATAATTTATTATTCAAATCTCCTAGGTTTTGGTTCGTAAAATCAACGAAATCGTCTACCATATACATATTGGGAGTTTTATCTAAAATCGTAGGTGTTTCCATAACTTATTTTTATATTTAATTTCCAGTTACTAAATAACTGTTTTATTTGTGTTAAAACCTCTTTTTCTTCTTTACATACATCGAATAAAAATGAATCATATGTATATAAAATTAATTTTGTTTTTTTATTTTTTAATAATTTAAACATATCCCACATTATACAAATATTAACTGACGTCTCCAAGTTTTGTAGTAAATAATTTAATAATTTTTGTGGTTTCATATTTTCTAATTTATCCTTTTCAAATCGATGTTTAGAAATAGGACATTCTACAAAACCTTTTTTATTAAACTCTTCCCATAAATTATCAGTATATACTTGAACTTTTTTAAAAAACTCTAAATCCTTATATTGGTCAAATATTCCTCCATATAATTGTTTAAATGTCAGCTCTTTTGCTTTTTGATAATCCACCCCATACATTTTTGCAAAGGATTGATGAATATCATCTTCATCCCACGTCCAACCAATAAGTTTACCCAAAAGAGTAGGATGATAAGCGCCAATATCAAACTCGCACAGGAGATCATTACGAGTAATAAAACTTCTTCTAGAATTGTTGTCTTTGTTGAGTGCTGCATAATTTACTCCTTTAAATTTATTACTTGGTCTTTTAGTTGTTGTTTTAAAATTATACTGAGTATGTGTATAATCTTTATTAATTTCATGAAAATTCTTTTCAAATACATCTTTATCAATTTTCAATCCACTTCTTTCTATTGCATTAAAAACAATTGAACCTTTAGTATTAAAAAACTCATTTATAGGTTCATTTATTCTATCTTTTAAATCATTAAAAACATTTTCACAATATTCATAATGTTTTACAATAGGAATTATTCTATTAATATCACTTTTATTAGGATATCTCTTTATAAATATTTCATGAGCTTGTGTAAATTCCTGTATATACGGAGGGTTGTTTAAGGTTATGTCGAAAAGATTTTTTAGAGGAAAATAATGTAAAAATTCTTTTTTATCCCTTACATATATTATATCTATTTGCGATAATAATTGTATCACATTGTTTATATTAAAATTAGATGTTTCACTATGGGAAGTGGG